CGCAGCGGCAAGCTGGAGGCCTGGGAAGCGCCGGACCTGGGCGCGATCATCGCAAAGATGGGAGGCAAGTGATGGCCGACGAGATCAAGACAACCGACCTCAACGAGTTGTCGCAGTTGTGGCTGGCCGCCAAGCAGGCCGAGGCTGACGCCACGGCAGACCGCCGCAAGATCGAGGACCGCATCAAGTCCTTGGTCGGTGTGGCCGAGAACTTGGAAGGTACCGAGACGGTCGACCCGGATCAATTCACCATCAAGATCGTCGGCCGCATTGACCGCAAGGTCGATGGCGACAAGGTGCAGGAACTGGCCGCCGAGTTTGGCCTGACTGAGCATCTGGCCAGCCTCTTCCGGTGGAAGCCGGAGATCAACATGGCCGTCTGGAAAGCAGCGGACGAGGCCATCACCAAGCCGCTGGCAGCAGCAATCACGGCCAAGCCTGGCCGCCCTTCATTCACCATAACTCGCAAGGAGAAATAACCATGGCATTCCTCGGACAAACCTTTGACGCAAACGAACTTCCCCAGGGCAACGGTGGCAACTACGACCCGCTGCCGCCTGGCTGGTACAACGCCACCATCAACAAGGCTGACCTGCAGCCAACCAAGGACGGCTCGGGCCAGTACATCAAGGTGCGCTACGACATCACCGGTCCGACCCACCAAGGCCGCGTGGTGTTTGGCAACCTCAACATCAAGAACGCCAGCGCTAAGGCCGAAGAGATTGGCCGCCAGCAGCTTGGAGAGTTAATGCGCAGCATTGGCCTGGCCAAGGTGACCGACACCGACCAACTGATCGGTGGCAGCCTGCAGATCAAGCTGGACGTGCGCGCCGCAACCGAGCAATACTCGGCACAGAACGAGGTCAAGGGCTTCAAAGCGATCACCGGCAGCGCGCCGACTTTCGCAGCGCCTGCAGCCTCCGCACCGGCCTCCGCCTCAGCGCCTGCGGCAAGCGGCAAAGCCGCACCGCCCTGGGCCAAGAAGTAAGGCGAAAAAAATGCCCGGCCTCGCAAGAGGACCGGGCTGACAACTGCATGAAGGAGAACCTGATGAAGATTCCTGAGCCAGAGCATAGCATCCAAGGGCTGATCGACAAACACCACGAGGCCCAGGCCGAGCCGCCCAGGCCGCACATGGGCTGCAGCCAGTTGGGCCACCCATGCGATAGGTGGCTGTGGCTGTCCTTCCGATGGGCCGTCCAGCCCCAATTCCCTGGCCGCATCCTGCGCCTGTTTCGCAGGGGCCAGATGGAGGAAGCCACCATCGTGTCGGACCTGCGCGCCATCGGCATGGACGTTCGCACCAGCAAGCAACAGGCGCGCGTGGACTTCGGTGCCCACGTGTCCGGCAGCATCGATGCCATCATCGAGTCTGGCGTGCCTGCCGCGCCAAAGAAGCGCCACGTGGCCGAGTTCAAGACGCACGGCAGCAAGAGCTTTGCTGCCCTTGAAAAGGCCGGGTCTGTGGCCAGCGCCAAGCCCGAGCACTTCGTGCAGATGCAACTCTACATGCACGGCCTGCAGATCGACCGGGCCTTGTACCTGGCCGTCTGCAAGGACGACGACCGAATCTACACCGAGCGCGTTCGCTACGAGAAAGATGTGGCCGAGAGGTACATCGAGCGAGGCCGACGCATTGCGCTGGCCGACCGCATGCCGGAGCCGATCAGCACGGACCCGTCTTGGTACCAGTGCAAGTTCTGCGACGCACACGAGTTCTGCCACGAGACCAAGACCACCAAGCATGTGAACTGCCGCACCTGCGCGCACAGCACGGCCAAGGAGGACAGCACCTGGCGATGCGAGCGCCACGACGCAGATGGCATTCCGGTGGAGTTTCAGCGCCAGGCTTGCGACAGCCATGTCCTGCATCCTGACCTGGTGCCATGGGAACGCAAGAACGGCCTGGACCAGTGGACGGCTGTCTATGTCATCGAAGGCCGCGATGTGGCCAACGGTGAAGGCGATGCGCATGTCTACACCAGCAAAGAGATTTTGGCCAACCCCAAGATGTGCAGCCTCGGGGATGAGTATGTGGAAGAGCTGCGCGAGACCTTTGGAGCGAGGATTGTGGGATGAAAGTCTACTGCTCATGCTGCGACAAAGTGCAGCCTGTTCGTGTCGATGACTGCCTGGACGCCAAGACAAACGAGCCGTTTCAGGACATCGTGTGCAACGAGTGCGATTTGGTTATCGCCAGCGGCACAGGCATCATCAAACCAATGGCACTGGAGGCTGCTGTCGGCACATCCTACAAAACAGGATGGGAGCACGGAAAAGTCAAAGAGCGCGAAGCATGCGCCAAGCTGTGCGACGAGATCGCGATCGACATGTGGAAGCTGTACAAGGGCAGACCGCCGTACAAGGGCGACGAGGAAGGCCGAGCATCTGACTTCACACAGGGACGCAGTGCTGGCGCAGACGACTGCGCAGAGGCAATTCGCGCGAGGAGCACAACATGACCTTCAAGTGCCCAGACAAATACCGCGTGCTGGTGCCTGGCTATCCTGCAGGCGACGAGCACAACGGCTGCTTCATCGTTCCTCTGAAGCACCAGCAGAAACTGCGCGTCATCGCCAGCAATGGCATGGGCTGGGAGCATGTCAGCGTCAGTCGCAATGATCGCTGCCCGACCTGGGATGAGATGTGCCAGGTCAAGGCGCTGTTTTGGGACGAGGACGACTGCGTCATCCAGTACCACCCACCGCGCAGCGAGTACGTCAACAACCACCAGAACTGCCTGCACCTGTGGCGACCGATTGGCGTGTCGCTGCCGATGCCGCCCAGCATCATGGTCGGCTTCAAGGACTGACGCCATGTTGAGAGAGTACCAACAACGCGCCATCGACATGCTCTACGCATGGTTCGAGGCTGGTGGCCGAGGCAACCCATGCCTGGTGCTGCCGACCGGGTCCGGCAAGAGCCACATCGTTGCAGCCCTGTGCAAGGACGCCCTGCAAAACTGGCCAGAGACGCGCGTGCTGATGCTCACGCACGTCAAGGAACTGATCGAGCAGAACGCCGAGAAGATGCGCCTGCACTGGCCGGGCGCGCCGATGGGTATCTACAGCGCAAGCATCGGTAAGAAACAACTTGGCGAGCCGATTACCTTCGCAGGCATCCAGTCGGTGCGCAGCAAGGCGCGCATGCTCGGCCACATCGACCTGGTGATCATCGACGAGTGCCACCTGGTCAACCACAAGGACGAAGGCGGGTACCGGCAACTGCTGGCCGAATTGACGGCCATCAATCCTGCGCTGCGTGTGGTTGGCCTGACAGCCACACCTTATCGCCTGGGCCACGGCCTGATCACCGACAAGCCTGCGCTGTTCGACGACCTGATCGAGCCGGTCAGCATCGAGGAACTGATCTTCAAGGGCTATCTGTCCACGCTGCGCAGCAAGGTCACCAAGGCCAGGCTGGACACCAGTGGCGTGCACAAGCGTGGTGGCGAGTTCATCGAGTCCGAGTTGCAGGCCGCAGTCGACACCGACGACAACAACCAGCGCGTGGTGCGCGAGGTGATCGATCTGGCTGGCGACCGCAAGGCATGGCTGTTCTTCTGCACCGGGGTCAAGCACGCTAACCACGTGGCCGAAGTCCTGCGCCAGCAAGGCATCGCGGCCGAGTGCGTGACAGGCGAGACGCCGAAGAAGGAGCGCGAGCAGATGTTGGCCGACTTCAAGGCTGGCAGCCTGCGCGCGCTGACCAATGCCAACGTGCTGACCACCGGCTTCGACTACCCGGACATCGACCTGATCGCCATGCTGCGCCCCACCATGTCGGCCAGCCTGTACGTTCAGATGGCAGGCCGGGGCATGCGGGTCAAGAGCCACACCGACCATTGCCTGGTGCTGGACTTTGCCGGGGTGGTGGCCACGCATGGGCCGATCACAGCCGTGCAGCCGCCAAAGAAAGCAGGCGACGGCAACGGTGAAGCGCCGGTCAAGGTCTGCGACAACTGTGGCGAGTTGTGCGCCATCGCCGTGTCCATCTGCCCTGCCTGCGGCCACCCATTCCCAGAGCCGGAGCGCAAGAAGCTGGAACTGCGCGACGACGACATCATGGGCCTGGAAGGCAAAGACCTGGAGGTCACCTCCTGGAACTGGCGCAGGCATGTCAGCCGCGCGTCAGGCAAGGAGATGCTGTCCTGCACCTACTACGGCAGCCTGTCCGACAAGCCGATCACTGAGTACCTGCCAGTGCTGCACGATGGCTACGCCGGGCAGAAGGCCATGCGCCAGTTGTTGACCATGGCCAACTCGTCTGGTGCACACCTGGCCGATGCTGCGCACCTGGAAGGCAGCGAAGGGCTGGACTACTTGGCAGCTCAGATGAGCAACAGCAAGCCGCCCAGCAGCATCGAGTACCGGTTGGACGGGAAGTTTCACAGAGTGCTGAAAAGGAGTTGGGCATGACGACGCCACTCATTCGAGAAACCATCGCCTGGGCCACAACGTCAGGCATGGACCCGACAGAACTGCAGTGGTTCGACATCTCCGACCTGACGGCCGAGCAAATGGCCGTCAACACCGATGCCTTGATGACCTGCAGACCGCCGTTCGGACGCTGTTTTGTGGCCTCGCGTGGGCCAAGCAAGTCGCACGCTTCCTACGACGTTCTTGCCGTGGTGGTTGGCGACGATCCGCACGAAGGCATCGTCATCGACATGTGGAAAGGGCCGACCAACGTCATGCCGCGCAAGATTCCGACGATGCTCTACACCATCGAAGGCGACCGGATCATGTACGGGCCGACCGAAGAAAATGACCCGGTGCCGGAAGATGAAGCGCGCTTCGTGCTTGGCGTGCTGATCAAGTGGTACCACTCAATGATGGCCACCAAGACAGCCTACCAGCCGTTTGTGCGGCCGACGTTCACCAACCAGCGCAAGATCGCAGCAGGCAAGCAGCCGTCCTACGACTGGCGCACGGTGGTGATTGATGGCAAGGTCATCAAGTGCGAGCACAAGGGTGGAACGCACGCCAGCCCCAGGCTGCACGACCGCCGAGGCCACTCGCGCAGGCTGCCAGACGGCCGAATCGTGTGGGTCCGGCCTTGCAAGGTTGGCGACGCCAGCAGAGGAGTTGTTTTTCATGACTACCAAGTGAAGGAGCAGAGATGATGTGTGAGCATTGTGGGTATCGCAGAGCGATGCGTGGATTGATTGTCTGCAAGAAATGTCTGCGTGAATTTGGAGGTGATGCATGAGCAACGTCGTCACAGCGCCATTCAGGCGCGAGCATCTTGGCGAGATGGCCAGCAAAATCGAGGCCGTGGTCTACGAATATGCGGACCGAATCTCACTGGCCGAGGCCATCGGCATCCTTGAGATCGTGAAGGCACAAATCCTGGAGGACCAGCACAAATGAGCACCAGACCACCAGAGCCAGAATTCCTTGTCCAGTGGCGCGACTGGATGCGTGCCGGGCCGCCAAAGTGCTGCCACACCTGCGACCACTTCAACCAATCCGGCCACTGCCTGGCGTTCGACATGACGCCGCCAGAGGATTTTGCCAGCACGGTCGATGCGTGCGAAAAGTATGTGGTCGAGGTGCCTTTTTGATGACCACGAACACCATACCAAGCGAAGACCATGAGCAGATGATGCTGGTGCAGTGGTTCAGACGCACCTACCAAGGCGTGCTGATCTTCTCGGTGCCAAACGGTGGACATCGCCACCCGGCAGTTGCCGCCAAGATGAAAGCCACTGGCGTGATCAAAGGTGTGCCGGACCTGTTTGTGCCTGCCTGGCGTCTGTGGGTCGAGATGAAGCGCACCAAGGGTGGCAGCCTCAGCCCGGATCAGAAAGACGTCATCAAACAGTTGGAAAGTGTGGGATATTGGGTTATAGTGGGGAAAGGTGCTGAGGACGCACGCCGTCAGATCAGCGCCTTTTCTGACCAACTCAAGGACGCCACATGAGCACGACTCGCATTTACCTGGTCACCGACGTGGAGACCAACAAGCACCGCCTGATCCGCGCAGGCAACCAGGCGCAAGCCATCCGGCACGCCGCCCAGACCCGTTTTGACATCGAGGTGGCTGGCCAGGACGATCTGGTCAGCCTCCTGTCGCACGGCATCCCTGTCGAGATGGCCGGTGGTCCTGCCATTGCCGACATGTTCGAGGAAGCCGCCTTGGCCAACGCTGGAGGTACTGACTGATGACCACGCCGACCACCGAGCAGGTCGGCAAGGAGGTGAAGGATCGCTACATGACGATCCGCATCCCCTTCGACATCGACCAAGAGTTGCGCAAGTTGGCCGACGCCAACACGCGCACGCTGGCAGCGCAGGTTCTGCATTACATCAAGCAGGGGATGGCCAATGAAAAAACGCCTGCGCTGTGATGTGAAGTGGTTTCCACGCCGCGCGCCGTATCTTGCCTGTGGCTTTGACATGGGCGAGTTCCGGCTGTACCTGTGGTTTGTCGAGATCGAGGTCTGGAGGTCGTACTGATGGCCGCAGACAGCCCGAACGACAAGCGGCATGTGCTGGTGGCGTTCATGAGGCCGACACCGATCTGCATGGCCACGTGCCGTGCGATCGGTGGTCCGCTGCC